GATAAGAATAAAAGATAAATTAAAGGAGCAAGACTAATGAAAACAATAGACCGTAATTTAATACCAGAACACTTACGCCATTTATCCGAATGGCGATTACGTGCATTATTTTACTTATTTAGAGGGCAGTTATGAGAAATAAAAGATTAGAAGAAGTAATGAGAGTTGAGCAGTGGGGTGAAGAACGTGGTCTGTTGATGGAAGAATATCACACACCTAACCCAGATGTTCATCAACAAGAACGTTATCTATACCCAGATGAGAAAAACTCCCAAATGATGAAATTAATGGAGGAGGTCGGTGAGACAGCTAAAGCACTAGCCTACAATGACGCAGATGGTTTGAAAGATGGCATAGGTGATTGTGTAGTGGTCTTGATTATATTAGCAGCACAGAATGGTTTGACATTAGAAGAGTGTATGGATGCTGCATGGGACGAAATAAAAGACCGCACTGGTAAACTCGAAGATGGCTTATTCAAAAAAGATGACGACTCGTAGGCTAGGTTACATTGGCGTTGCTCTTTTATATACTATAAGGGTAAGTTAAACAAACTATTAGAAAGGAGAAATATATGAGTAAACCTACATTTCAGAAAACCTACGAGAAAATGACTATGATTGAGCAAAATCATGATAAGTTAGTCTTGTTAGGTGTTAAATATGATGACGGCAGACCAGCAGTTGTTCTAGCTATCCGAGACGGCGATACTATGACACCTGTAGCAGAAATGCTAAGCCAAGAGCAGTGTGATTCTATGTTCCCCGACTGGGATTATAGTAACAAAATGATTGCTGTTGTTGACGGTGCTAGAGAGATAGAAGATAGGACTACTATCGAGGCTTTCCAAGGTCAACACCCTAAAATAGATGAGTATTTTGAAAATGCCGACTTCTAATTGTAAAATATGTAATGAACACATACCTGAGGGCAGATTGTCCTTAGGTTATGTGACTTGTTTAGCTTGTGGCGAAGCCGCAGCCAACGAGTTAGCGGAAAGCCGCAAAAAGCAGACTGCACCTGCTTATAACAAAGGTGCATACCAATATATAACTATAAATGATACTAAGAGTATCGGGAGATAACTATGGACGTGACTAATATTAACGAAGTGAGATGTAGTATTAAAGGTTGCTATATCGAGCCATTACGACACCCTGAAACAGGTGAGGTTGTGTGGGCGGGTGGTAATAATGCCGAGCCTATTAATGATGGTAGATGCTGTGATGAGTGCAACGCGACAGTTGTAATACCTGCACGTATCGCATTGATGGAGGCTAACAATGGAAGCTAATAAAGAACAATTTGTTAAAACTATTTTATACATTAAGCACTTAATTAATTGTATTAAATGGTTAGTCTTACAAAATAATATAAAAGAAGCAAAAGAAAAGTTAAAAGAAGCTAATGCTCTTATAAAGGAAGTAGAATATGACAACACTTGATGAAAAAGAAAATCAGAAGCATGGTAAATATTTTATTATGCTAGACCTTATGCAAGAATCAGGACAAATGAATATGTTCGGAGCACCTGCAAAACTACGAGAATTATATCCTGAACTAGCTAAACGCGAGGCTATGGATATAACTGCTACATGGATGAAAAGCAAAACGACAGGAGGCAGAGATGGGTCTTGATTGTTATATAGTACATGGTAACGACCATGATAAAGCGTTTACTAGTGAGGATGCAGAGGAATTAAAAGACGTCCAATTATGTGGTAGCATGTTTACCAGTGGTCATGGTAGCGATGGCTCGTTTAGAGGCAAAGTTTACGAGCCTTTGATAGATGACCTTATGCAACATGAGGGAGGTATCTGGCATAAGTCAGAAGACGATGCCCCTCCATATGTTACGAGTGAGGAGCTTAAAGAACAGGCTGAAGCGTTAGAAGAACTTATACGAGAAGTAATAGCTGAAATGGAAGCACCTCCGAGTGAAACTTACGACGATGATACTATTATTTATCAAGTAGATAATTGGGCTGAATATACATTAGGTGAGGTAAAAGACTTAGCGACTTTACTTGGTGTTGCTGGTAAACGTGGTGCAGTAATGCATGTATGGTGGTAAAGCATACTGGTATAAACTGGGGTTACTGTTTGCTATACTATATATAGTAATAAATAAGAAAGGAGAATTATGAATAAACTATACCAATTATATTTTGAATCAGAAGGCGGACTACTACGACATGTGTGCATATGTACAGTTGACGAGGTAAAAGATATCTTAGAACATTATGCTCAGCTCTATGATAAGATAGTAGATAGTAAACTCTACCTAGATATGCCGATCAATCAGCTAACTTCTGATCCTATACTACAAAACTGGGAAAGTGCTGTCGGTGAAATACTAGAAGATATGGAGACAGGCGAGCAGTTTGTCTATACCTACGGCTGGAGTGAAGAGGCTGACGGCTACTGGTGTGAGCTTCTACCCTATAAAGAGAAATCCATCACCCCCTAAACTGACTCCTCGATGGATTGTTCTTTGACCCCGCTTCGGCGGGGTTTTTTATTGTCCTATTATTCTATGTGTATTGTTATTTGGTAAAAGAAAAAAGTTTTTGAAAATAATTCTCACGATTGGCTAATATCACTAATATACTAATAGAATCAGGCTACAAGGCTCTTGGTCAGTGGATTGTTGTGATTGTCAAAAGTAATAGATTTTCTATTAGTTATTACAAATGTATGGTAAGATACCTAGAGGGCATGAGAAAAGTATATAATTGATATAGTTTTCTAATATTATTGTAATATCATTTGGTAAGTCCAGGAGACACGATGAAACAGCTGACATACACATCATTAATGCCGACAGAAGATGGTAAAGCATATGTTGATGACAAGGGTAAGATATGGCAACCACTCAACTCAAAACAAAAACTGTTTTGTAAGGAGTATCTGAAAGGACAAACGGCTACCGAATCAGCTATTAAAGCAGGGTATACAAAGGACAGGAAGGGTGCGAAGACACAAGGAAGTGTTCTACTAAATCATAACCCAGTTGTACGAAACTATCTCATTGACTTGGAAATCGCAGCCTCTGAGAAGGACGCAGTTTCCCTAGAGAACCATTTGTCCACTCTCCACGAACTACGGGAAGAGGCAAAAGAGCAAGGTCAGATATCCGCAGCCATCACAGCGGAGGTCCATCGAGGCAAAGCAGGTGGACTCTACATTGATAGACGCGAGATACTAACCGCGAAGATCGACATGATGTCCAAGGACGACATACTCACTCGACTTGAAGAAATGATCAAGAAGCGAGCAAGCGAGTCGAACGTGATCGAAGGTGAGTTCTTCAAAAAAGATTGAGCTCAATCAATCAATCTACTCTACTCTACTCTACTCTACTCTACTCTACTCTATTCATTGGATGCAGTCCCGTACCCGTACCCTGTTCTCTTCGTCTCTTCTTCTCTTTGTCTCTTCATCAGTTGTTATCTGTTATTTACCTCTTATTAGTGCATAAATAATAAAAGTAAATAAGTTTATTCTTTGGTATACATTCGCAAAGTAAAGCAGTATGATATGCTTATGTTCGATAATTAAGTCGGGCAGTTTTCAAGAAAGGAGAAATACTATGAAAACAAAAACTATAGAAAAGAAAGCAACTAATAACTTCGCTTCATTTAAAGTGCAGGGTAATGGCAGAAGATTTGATAAGTCTTCAGTTATCACTCTGAATAAAGTTGATGGTGCTAATAAATTACCTCATCAGGCACAGTGCATTATATCCGCACTTACTACTGCTGATAATAACAGCTTAACTGTTGAGGACTTGATAGGGACTGACGCATCTGGTCTTAACTCTGCACTAGATAAAGTTGCTGAGTTTAATACAGTTCAGACTCCAGCAAAGATCTGGCAGTTCTACAAGAACAGACTAATCAAGTCTGACTTCATCACAGTAGTTTAACAGCTACTGACCAGAGCCCACTGCATCGCGGTGGGCTTTTCTTTGCCTGTCTTCTTCGCTTGTTCGCCTACTCTATCTGCTCTGCTACTCGCTTATTCTCGACCCCTATCCCCCCTCTTCCCGTCGCCTGCTGGGACCCACCCGCCCGCCCC